TGATCTCACTCACAAATTGTCCTGTAGCAGTCGTACCAGCTCCTCCAGCCGTCACTCCAATTACACCAGCTGAAGTTATAGTACCAGCTAGAGTTCCTGCAGTTCCAGCAGTGTAAGAAGTTACATTACTGAAGTTGGGAACATCTCCTACTGTAGGAGCAGAAGTTGGAACTGCATCAGCCTGTGTATATGACTGACTGAATGAGAATGCAGAACCTGCAGTATCTTGAGTAGCGGTGATAGTACCAGGAGAATAGACTCCTGAAGTAATGGTGCCAGTAGATACAGCATGTGCTGTGGTGCCGTCTGTAGTATCAATATTAGTTCCAGAAATACTAAACGAAGACCCAATTCTCGTTGCCTGAGTCCTAGCGGCATCAACAGTTAGTTGTACACTAGCCGAATGTGAACTCACCAGTCCACCTGCATTTGCCGCACCAGCGGTCACCAATAACATAACGATAGGTAAAAATTTAGTCATTTTTTCCATCGAGTTTTGTCCTAGTACTATGTAGGTGAGGTATTCCTTACACAAGGGTTCGGCATATCACACATTGTATTAAACTACAGACTTGTTAAATAATCTTGGTTGCCTTCGGGGACCACACAATACAATCTCGCTTTATAAGGAGAAGTTACATGGACCTTACTAGATGGACATCGAAAGATGTTGATAAAATTTTTGATGCTGCAAACAGATACAGCGTCGGACTAGATGATATCTTCTATCGATTGCATTCATATGGATCGAATCATCCTGGTGGACAATATCCGCCATACAATATCATCAAAGAATCAAATATTAAATGGCGTATTGAAATTGCACTTGCTGGATGGTCACCAGATGAGGTGGAAGTTACTACTGAGTCAAATATCCTCCTAGTTAAATCTGTTGCACCTAAGAATGATGGGGAAGAAGAATATGTGCATCGTGGATTATCTTCACGCACCTTCACTAGGGGATTCAACCTGAGTGATGATGTCGAAGTTGGCACAGTCAGTTTCAATAACGGACTTCTCGTGGTAGAATTACGGAGAATCATCCCTGAGCATCAGAAACGAAAGGTTTATGAAATCCAAAATTCTCAACTACCTGAAAGCAATGCTGATGCATCCAGCGACACACTTTAATGTGATATCGATTGGGATATTGGTTTTGATTGGGATGCTTCATAATTATGCTCACTTTACAATGGATAAGGATGCAGATGCTTATGTGAGACAGTGGTGTAGATCATCAGCAGAAAATAAAAAGACCTGCATCCGCTATGGTGGAAACATGGACTACTAATCAACCTATATAATTTACAACCAAAGAGACCTTAGGGTCTCTTTTTGTTTGGAGTCTGCATGAATTTTCTTGACTATGTAAGTCTATATGACATTGAAGATGATGATTTTTGTGACTCTGTAATTTCTGAGTACTCTACTTGGGAGTGGGAGTCACATCAGTGGGGTCATGAACATGATGAGCATTACCATTCTGAAAACGATTCTATAGAAAATCTCTTTCCTCCAAAAGAAAGTAATCTACTTTATGATCTTTGTGATAAAGTTTTTAGTGATTATTCTAAGAAATATGATATAGGATTGGTAAATTTCGCAGTACCCAAATATGCTAGGTACAAAGAAGGAACCAATCTTCGTGTTCACTACGATCATGCCAAAGATTTATTTGATGGCAAAGAGAGAGGAATTCCTATTTGTACTTTGGTTGGATTGCTGAATGATGATTTTGAAGGTGGTGATTTTTATCTTCGGCATGAAGATATGGAATTGGAAAAGGGGCATGTATTAGTATTCCCCTCCATCTTTTTATATCCGCATGAAGTAAAAACGGTCACTAAGGGTGTCCGTAACTCATTTGTATCTTGGGCATGGTAACATGAATCTATACTTCAATTTAAAACCAAATAATTATAATGGAGAATCAGATCTCCTAACATTGGACTTGCCAGAAAATTATATCGATGATATAATGAAATATGTACGTCCTATTGCTGAAGAAAGCAAAATTTCAGAAACTAAAATTCTGAAAGAAATCATCAAAGAATCTGTACTAGAAATCTCAAGGAGAAATTATGAGCGTAAGAATCGTAAGAACAAGAAGCGGTGAAGATATCATTTCTGATATCTATGAAGTGACTCCTCCTACTCCAGAAGGAGCAGAAGAAACTAAAGACCCTATCGCATATCAACTGCGATATCCATATAGCATCTATACTGATAGTGAAGAGCAACCAAATATTGAAGTCTCTGTTTCTTCAGAAGATTCTAGTATTACTAAACAGAGTGAACCTAAGGTAGTAATGGAACCATGGGCTCCCCTCAGTAAAAGTGAATATCTTTTCTTTCGACTAGATGAAGTAGTTGCTGCATATGAAACATATGATGCAGTTGTAGAACAATACAACAACTTGATTGAGGCACAAAAGAATGGTTAATGAATCGTATGTATCACCTGTAAGTGATATTGAGGAACCTCCCGAACCGAGTACAGAGAATATTAAAGTCTTGTTGCTTAAGGATAGACCTGAATATATCATTGGTAATGTACTGGAACTAGATGAAGAACCTAGTATCCTTATTGAAAAATGTTTCAGTATTTCTGGAGATGATACGTTGTCTCCTTTCCCTCTGTATACAGACCAACGAGATTTGTTCTTGACAAGCGAGGGAGTTTTTACTATAGTGGATCCGACAGAGAAATTATTGGAGACTTATAGGTCCGCATGAGTCAGTTCTACACTAACGTTCAGTTAGCTGGAAATACAATACTTTATCGTGGGTACGAAGACGGTCAGCAAGTACAGTCTCGTGCCCATTTTAGTCCGACCTTATATGTCTTATCTAAAAAAGATGAAGTTACTAAGACTTTAGAAGGCAAGAACGTCCGTGCTGTGAAGTTTGATTCTTCCCGAGAGGCAAGAGGATTCATTGAACAGTATGACGGAGTTGAAGGGTTTGAAGTGCATGGATACGAGAGATTTGTATACCAATATATTCGCCAAGAATTTCCTGGTGAAGTGCAGTATAACATCAATCAGATGAAAATCTATGCATTGGATATTGAGGTCCAGTGTGAGAATGGATTTCCTAATGTTCAAGAAGCAGCAGAAGAAATGCTGTCTATCACCATTAAAGATATGGTGACAAAGAAATACTATAGTTGGGCAACTCGTGAGTTTGAAGCACCCGAAGGAGTTGAAACTCATATCTTCTGGACAGAGCATGAAATGCTCAATCACTTTATTGGTTGGTGGGTGCAAAATACACCTGACATCTTAACAGGTTGGAATGTTAATTTATACGATGTTCCATATATCGCACGGCGAGTCAATCGTGTGCTAGGTGAGAAATGGATGAAGAGTTTATCCCCATGGAATCGTGCTAATGAAAGAGAAGTTTTTGTCCAGGGACGCAAAAATATTGCTTATGACATATCTGGTGTCAATATTCTTGACTATCTCGATCTTTATCGTAAGTTTACTTACAGTAATCAAGAGTCCTATCGCTTAGACCATATCGCTTTCGTTGAATTGGGTCAACGAAAAGTAGATCACTCTGAGTATGAGAACTTCAAAGACTTCTACACTAGTGATTGGCAGAAGTTTATGGAGTACAACATCCAAGACGTTGAGTTGATTGACCGACTGGAAGATAAGATGAAGTTGCTTGAACTTGCCATCACTATGGCCTATGATGCTAAGGTGAACTTTGAAGATGTTTACAGTCAGGTCCGTATGTGGGACACCATGATATACAACTATCTGACTGATAAAAACATCGTAGTTCCTCCACGTAATTTTGGTGCTAAGAAAGATGAGAAGTATGCAGGAGCCTATGTCAAGGAACCGATTCCAGGAAAGTATGATTGGGTTGTGTCTTTTGACCTTAACTCTCTCTACCCTCATCTTATCATGCAGTATAATATCTCACCCGAAACACTTGTTGAATCTAGACACCCATCGGCTACAGTTGATAAGATACTTGGGCAGACGCTAGATATTAAAGGGGACTACTGTGTATGTGCTAATGGTGCTCAGTACCGTAAAGATATACTTGGGTTCCTACCAGAAATGATGCAGAAGATTTACGATGAACGGACCATATACAAGAAGAGAATGCTTAAGTCTAAGCAAGCTCTTGAACATGCCACCACATCTACAGAGACCACATCATTACAAAAGGATATTTCAAAATTCAACAATATCCAAATGGCAAGAAAGATCCAACTTAACAGCGCCTATGGTGCCATCGGTAACCAATACTTCCGATACTACAATCTGGCAAATGCTGAAGCGATTACCCTCTCGGGTCAAGTCTCGATTAGATGGATTGAAAACAAAGTAAATGATTACTTAAACAAACTACTTAAAACAAAGGACCACGATTATGTCATCGCTTCTGATACTGATAGCATTTACATCTGTCTCGATTTACTTGTCCGTTCTGTATTTCCTTCACAAGATGTTCGTACAGAGAGGATTGTCAGCTTCCTCGACACTGCTTGCAAAGAACGAATCGAACCATTCATTGAAAAATCGTATCAAGAACTAGCAAACTATGTTGGTGCTTATGACCAGAAGATGGTCATGAAGCGAGAGAATATTGCCAACAAAGGTATCTGGACTGCCAAGAAGAGATACATTCTTAATGTGTGGGATAGTGAGGGTGTTCGTTATGAGAAACCTAAACTAAAAATCATGGGATTGGAAGCAGTGAAGTCTTCTACTCCTGCTGCATGTCGTGCTGCTATTAAAGAATGTATGATTGTTATTGTGAATAAAGATGAAGAGGCAGCACAAAAATTTATTGCAGACTTTAAGGATAAATTTTCATCGTTACCAGTTGAAGATATATCATTTCCCCGAGGATGCAACAATCTAAATAAGTGGTCGAACCCTTCGACTCTGTATAGTAAAGGTACACCGATACACGTTAGAGGAGCACTACTATACAACTTCCATAACAAGAAAAACAAACTGACACATAAGTATCCTTTGATTCAAGACGGGGAAAAGATTAAATTTGTCTACCTAAAGACACCAAATAAAATTGGAGAAAATGTAATCAGTTACTTGAACACATTTCCTAAAGAGTTTGGACTTGACAAACATGTGGACTATGACTTACAATTCTCAAAGTCATTCCTAGACCCTATCAAAGTTATTATGGATACCATTGGTTGGAAACCAGAAAAAATTGCATCGTTGGAGTTTTTATTCGGATGAAAACAAAATTTATTGTTTCATATCAAAAGGCATTTGGTGCTGGTGCATCTAGAGAAGAAAAACTATTTGATGATTTGAAAGATGCACAATGGTTTGAACGTGCCATGAAACGTTCACAACATATCACAACATTATTGGAGGTTAAAGGGTGAACTTTTTGCAAGATGTAGCAAAGGAGATCGGAAATGAATACGCAGGACTTGTTAGTGATGGTATTGCAGCGGGAGATACCAGTGGTTTCATTGATACTGGCAGTTATATCTTTAACGCTCTGGTATCTGGCTCAATCTACGGTGGTGTCCCTGGAAATAAGATCACCGCTATTGCAGGAGAGTCGTCTACTGGCAAAACTTTCTTTTGCCTTGGGATTGTACAGCATTTTCTCGACAGTAATCCTGACGCAGGTGTAATTTATTTTGAATCTGAGTCTGCTATCTCTAGGCAGATGATTGAGGACAGAGGTATTGCATCTGACCGCATGATGATTGTTCCTGTGGCAACTATTGAACAGTTTCGTACTCAGTCTTGTCGTATCCTTGACAAGTATATGGAGCAGAAAGAGGAAGACCGACAACCTATGATGTTTGTCTTGGACTCTTTGGGTATGCTTTCTACAGAGAAAGAGATTGCCGATGTAGCAGCAGATAAGCAGGTCCGTGACATGACTAAGAGTCAATTGATTAAGGGTGCCTTCAGGGTGCTCACACTCAAACTAGGGAAGGCAAACGTGCCTATGCTGGTCACTAATCACACCTATGATGTGATTGGGTCTTATGTCCCCATGAAAGAAATGGGTGGTGGTAGTGGTCTCAAGTATGCATCTTCTACAATCATCTATCTGTCTAAGAAGAAAGAGAAGGATGGCACTGAGGTTGTTGGTAACATCATCAAATGTAAGGCACAGAAGTCACGTTTGACCAAAGAGAATAGTCAGATTGAAACCCGCCTATACTATGATCGTGGTCTTGACAGATACTATGGTCTACTAGAGTTAGGAGAGCGAGCAGGGATGTGGAAAAACGTTGCTGGTCGTTATGAAATGGACGGCAAGAAAGTCTATGCTAAGGCAATCTTGAAAGACCCCGATACATATTTTACTGCCGAAGTGATGCAGGCACTCGATGAAGCAGCAGCAGCGGAGTTTCGTTATGGCAGCTAAACTTGTAGATTATATTCGTCAATACGACAATGTTGTTGATGAATCATTATGCACCAGAATTATCAACCAGTTTAACGATTCAGATTTCATAAGAATCGACCAGGACAAACGTCCATCATTTTATGAATTGAACATCAGTAAATTGTATCTCGATAAAGTTCCTGAATGGAGAGACGTTCAAGAGTCCCTATCAAAGACCTTCATTGGTGTTGTCGAAAATTATATGAACAGTCTTGATATTGCTGTTGATTTTCCAGACAAGTATGCATTTGAAGAATTCCGTGCTAAGATGTATAGGAACAACGGATGCGATGAGTTTGCTGACCATGTTGACGTTGGAAACTACAATTCTGCTCGGAGATTTTTAGTTTTATTTCTTTATCTTAATGATGTCGTTGATGGTGGAGACACCAATTTTCCTGTTCTGCAACATTCGGTACAACCTAAACGAGGTTCTATACTAGTATTTCCTCCCACATGGCAGTATCGACACGCTGGACGACCTCCAATATCAGATAAAAAGTACATCCTCGGAACTTACTTACACTACGTTTAATGAACCTAGAAGCAACAATCCTTAGCAATCTCATATACAGTGAGAACTATGCACGAAAGGTTCTTCCTTTTTTAAAGTCAGATTACTTTACTGCCCGTGAGCATAAGATTATCTTTTTAGAGATACATGAATACATAAGTCAATATGATGCATGTCCCAGTCTCAACGCAATTGGTATAGAATGTCAGGAACGAACTGACCTCACTGAAGACCAGTTCAAAGAAATTATCCAGGTATTGAATGTCCTTTCCAATGATCCCGCAGAACACGATTGGCTCGTTGATACTACGGAAAAGTGGTGTCAAGAGCGTGCGATCTACCTATCTCTTATGGAGAGTGTCAAGATTGCTGACGGTCAAGATACCAAGAGGGATAAAGGTGCCATTCCTTCGATTCTTTCTGAGGCACTCGGAGTATCCTTCGACCAACATGTAGGACATGATTATGTTTCAGATGCACAGGAACGTTATGACTTCTACCATCGCAAAGAAGACAAAGTGCCATTTGACCTTTCGCTCTTTAACAAAATCACAAAGGGTGGTCTTCCTAACAAAACATTGAACATTGCACTTGCTGGCACAGGTGTTGGTAAGTCCTTGTTTATGTGTCACATGGCTGCTGCTTCCTTGCTTCAAGGTCGTAATGTTCTATACATCACATTAGAGATGGCAGAAGAAAAGATTGCAGAACGTATTGATGCTAATTTACTTAACGTCCCTATCCAACAACTAGGTGACCTCCCAAAGGTAATGTTTGAAAAGAAGATTGCAAATCTTTCTAAGAAGACACAAGGCAAGTTAATCATTAAAGAATACCCTACAGCATCTGCTCATGTTGGACATTTTAAGTCTCTTGTTTCTGATCTTGCTCTTAAGCGGAGCATTAAACCCGATATTATCTTTGTGGATTACCTTAATATCTGTGCTTCCCAGAGATATAAAGGGAGCATTGTCAACTCCTACACCTACGTCAAAGCAATCGCAGAAGAACTTCGAGGCTTTGCTGTGGAGTGTAACGTTCCTATTATCAGTGCTACGCAAACCACTCGTTCAGGTTATGGTAGCACTGATGTTGACCTTACTGATACTAGTGAATCCTTTGGTCTCCCTGCTACTGCTGATCTTATGTTTGCCCTTATTAGTACGGAGGAGCTTGAGGGCATGAATCAAATCATGGTTAAGCAATTGAAGAATAGATATAATGATACCAATACATACAAGAGATTTTGTATAGGTATTGACAGGGCGAAGATGAGGTTGTATGATGTGGAGGAATCTGCACAAGACGACCTTGTTGATTCTGGGCAAGGAACCGAATCTCAACAGATTGATTTAGTTAAAAAGTTCACCTCAAAGAAAACATTTCAAGATCTAAAGTATGACTAAGCGAGTAAACACTGATGCCTATTTGGAGTTCGTCAATGAAGTCACGTCGCAACCATCGAAAGAGCACGAAGCATTCATTTATCGTATTCAAGAACTTCAAGGGCAAGACTTTCATGCCGAGCGATTGCTTACTGCTGCTGTAGGAGCATGTGCTGAGGCAGGTGAATTCACTGAGATTGTCAAGAAGATTGTCTTTCAGGGTAAACCTGTCAATGAAGAGAATATGTTTCATATGAAGCGTGAACTGGGTGACATTATGTGGTACATTGCACAAGCATGTATGGCACTGGATGTCAGTATTGATGAAGTTATTGCTATGAATGTAGACAAACTCAAGGCACGTTATCCTGGTGGTGAGTTTGATGTTCACTACTCTGAGAATCGTCAGGAAGGTGATGTCTGATGGACGGAGCAGTACACGCTTGGCATTCCATGAGTTACGTGGAGGGGTTCTTCTTCTCCGTCTGGATCTTAGGAATGTATTATGTCAAACTAAAAATGGATAAGAGGTTTGGACGATGAGTAAAAAGAAAAAATCAAAGGGCGAATGGTCCTACGAGAAAACATCCGAAACTGAAGAAGCACTTAAACGTTTACATGAAACAATTCGTATGCGTAAGTTGAAAGAACACGACGACAAAATGGGTTACGAAACAGGAGGAAAATGAATTTTACACAAGATGATCTTTGGAATCAGATTGCAACTCTCGGTTGGAATGTCAGAGATGACAACATTGTAATCGAGATTGGTGGTACACAGGTATCTGGTATCTACCAAGGTGAAGAGTACAACAAAAAGTGGTCAGCCCAATATGGGGATCGTAAGTATAACAACGATGCGTTCATTGTTATCAAGAATCTTTCGCGTACTCCGTTTGAGTCATCCAAACCTATGGATAGAGAACATAAACCCCCTCATTCAAATGAAACTGTTGAACCTCAAGACATTACTGTCAATATGGAAGGCGGTGTAGGTGGGTCCTGGGAAGTTAAACAAGAGTCATAATGAATTTTATAGAAGATTATCAAATAGTAAGTCAATCTAATTGCAATTTTATTATCGATTGGTTTGAAAACAATACTGATCGTCACAGGTCTGGCTGGGTTGGTGAATCCTTACAGGTAGATACTAGTGTAAAAGATTCCACTGATATTTCTATGGAAGCTGACGCCAGTTATTGCTCTGAGGTTAATGAGATTATTTTATCTTCTGTGGGATCTGCTGTAGAACTATACAAAGAAAAATATTATCATCTAGATGATCTTGGTACATGGGGATTTTATACTGGATATAACTTACAAAGATATTATCCAGGTCAAGGATATCCAAGAACTCACTGTGAGCAAGGTGGTTGTGGACCAGACTCTCCTCGTATGTTAGTTTGGACATTGTACTTAAACGATGTTACTGATAGGGGAGAAACTTTTTACCCCTATCAAAGACAAGCAGTTACTGCGAGAGCAGGAAAGGTGTGTTTGTTTCCTGCAGCATGGACACATATGCATCGGGGTATTATTAGTCCAACACAAACAAAATACATCGCTACGGGATGGTTTTACTATTACGATGTATAGTCTTTGGATTCACATACGAGCATTCGTTTCTGTTGTAGTGGTGAGTTGTGCTCACCCTGTCAACTGGGAGCAGTGTATTCGTGTGGACCAATGGTTATTGCCTGAGGTTGTCCAGGGATATAAACTCTGGACAGGACAGGAAAAAATCTATGAAAAAGAAAAGGATTATCTAAATAGTTTGGATGATTCCATAGAGTAAGATGGCAACTAACGCTAAAGAAACTGCCAAGCAGGAAAATGGTTCTAGGTATTTCTTTGAGTCGGTAATTGAGAGAGGTAAAGAACCTACTGATGCTGAAATGAAAAAAATATATGATGGGTTCGGTGCAGAATGGAGAATGACATATACAAAACAAACCGCAGCATTAAAAAAATATTTGGGTGGTAGTAAAGGGTATGAATATTCCAGAGACAATGGAATAATGCCTTACATTGAAGAAATTGCCAAGAAAGAATGTGGTGTATCTGTGAAGGACCGTTGGAATCCTATGGATATTGTTCTTGTTAAAAAGAGTTTGAAGAATGTTGTGCAAGGTACAATTCGTGAGTTAACAAATATTGATGGTATGTCTAAGGATGCCAAACTTACTCTCCTTAATGCTTATATGAGAGATGCTCTTAGAGAAAAAGTTTTGATCGGAGTTTCTCTAAAAGCAATTGCAGCAAAAAAGAAAACTGCATCTGCTGAAGTTGCAAATGCTGGTGGAGCAACTGGACAACCTGCTCAAATTGATGCGGTGAAAGGATCTTTAAAATGCACATTAACTCTAGGGAAGAAAAAGGATTACTTGTTTGATACAGGTGAACTTGGATTTGATATGCAAACTCAGAAGGGTGGACAAATCCATGGTCAATCTAGAAACTTTCAATACTCTAAAGAAAGAAATCTTGTACAGACCGACTTAACACCTAAGGGTAAAGATGCTGGTGCTAAGTTAGGTAAGGTATCGAGTGTTGCTTTGGATAAGTTTTTAGGTAGTTTGAGTCTTGAGCGTCCAACTTCAGCAGCAAAGCACCGTCACATTCCAGCTGTAGGTAAGTGGAATGATGCTGATAAAAAATATTGGATTAGTTTGTATAACAAGTTAAAGAATACTGGCGTTGATTTTGGTGAGGTTGCTGTATATGAAAACAATCAAAAGATTGCCGAGGGATTTGAATCGGTTTTAGACTATGCTATCAACTATGAAACTATAAAGGCAGATAGAAGTTCTGGTGGTAGATTTTCTTCCAAACTAATTGCTATGGAATGGGCACATATATGGGTGCAGATTGAAAAGAAAAAGAAGACTAGAGAATGGTGTACTTCTTTATATTATGGTGCTAAGAAAGAATTTGGAGACTCTAACGGACCCTTCCTCAAGATCTACTGACACCCTAAGAACTGTCACACCCCTTGTTGCGACTGCCTTCTGCTGTGCTATAATACATGTATAGACAAAGGACGAATGCCAAACAAACACCTTGAGCACCTAGAGGATTCCATCTTTGATGGTCGTCGTGTTGCCCTTGCTGCTGTCAAGCAAGCACTGACTGTCAAGAAGGTCAGTGTCAAGTGGGATGGTGCTCCTGCTATCGTGTTCGGAACTAACCCTGCCAATGGTCAGTTCTTTGTGGGCACCAAGTCTGTATTCAACAAAAAGAAAGTTCTAATCAACTACACCTATGAGGACATTGAGACGAATCATAAAGGCAACGTTGCAGATATCCTTCGTTTATGTCTGCGCTATCTTCCTCGTATCAGTGGTATTGTCCAAGCTGATTGGATCGGCGTCGGTGGTGGGTCTGTTTATTGTCCTAATACTGTGGAGTATAAATTTGCCACTCCGATTGCTCAACAAATTATTCTAGCACCACACACTTCATACACTGAGGTATCACCTACAGCAGAAGCAAGCATTGGTGTCACTTTACAATCTACTAATAGTGTTCGATTCATTGATACTAATGATGCAATTGTTGGCAAGTGGTCTGCAGTAAAACTTGTTGCTGAGATTGTTGCTCTGATTCCTTTCTGTAAGGTTGATAACAGTGCAGAACTCAAGAAGCATGTCAATACATTCATTCGTGCGGGTGAGATACCTAGTCCAGAATTATTGTTCAATGTCTTCAATGCTAAATATAAGGGTGAGGTTAATCTGACCACCTTTAAGGTGTGGCATAAAATCTTCCAACTGAAACAGCGTCTACTTGATGCGGTTGTGGCTAATGAAAATGTTGAATGTTTCATTGACGGTAATCCTTCTTCACATGAAGGGTTTGTTATTCCTTCTAGCAACCCATACAAACTTGTAGATAGACTGACTTTTAGTAAAGCAAACTTT